AAAAAGTTAAATTTAGATATAAACAAAGAATGTCTTAATTGTGGAAGAAAATTAAAAATAAAAATTAATAGAGATATTGAAAGAAAAAATTTCTGTTGTAGAAGATGTTCTACTTTATATTATTTAAATAAAGGTGTTATTGGGATGAACGGATTAAATTTTTCTACAGAATCTAAACAGAAAATGTCTGAATCTGCAATAGGAAAACATGATTTAGAAAAGAATGGAAGATGGATAAATGGAAGAACATCATATAGAAAAATTGCATTTCAATATAAAGAACCAATTTGTGAAATTTGTGGTGAAACGTCTTGTATTGTAATTCATCATAAAGATAGAAATAGAAATAATAATCATATTTCTAATTTAATGGTATTATGTCCTAATTGTCATTATAAAATTCATTATACTAAATTATTGGAGGTAAATGAAAATTCCCCAGAAATTAGATAGATGTATTCAAAAACTTATGAAAGCAGGAAAAAGTGAAAGTTCTGCATTCGCAATTTGTAATGCACAATTAAAAAAAGAAAAAGTTAAAGATTGGAGAGTATTAGAATTTTATGTTCCTATTGAAGAATCAGTTATAGATGGTGATGACTTTATGATTAAAGGTGTTGCAATAAATGAAACTACAACTCTTAATAATGTAAAATATGTTGCAGAAGAATTACAGAAAGCTGCACCAAGTTTTAGAGATAAACCAATTCTTTTAGATCATAAAAATGAAATAAAAAATATTGTTGGAAGAACAACAGAAAATGTTAATTTTAATCCAACATTTAATAGAATTGATTTTGAAGCAAAAATTATGGATAAAGATATTAAGGAAATGATTAAAGATGGAAGAATAGGAAGTGTAAGTATTGGAGCAAAAGTTCAAGATTTAGTTGAAGAAGAAGATGGCTCTATGAAAGCAGTTGGTATTAAAGGATTAGAAATTAGTTTAGTTGCAGTTCCTGGAGATAGTCACGCCAATTTGGCACAAGCAATTCAGCAAGGGATGATTTTGAAAGAAAAAGCTGAATTAGACAAATTAAATATTGAGGAAAATCAAATGACTGAAGATCAGAAAGCTGAAGATGTTGAAAAAGTTGAAGAACCTGTTGAAGAAGAAAAAGAAAAACCAGAAGAAAAAGAAGAATCAACAGAACCAACAGAAGAAAAAGTTCAAAAGATTAATGTAAAAGTTGATACAACAGAAATTGCTGATATGAAATCTCAAATTGCAGAATTGAAAGAACTTTTAATGGAAAAAAAGAAAGTTCAGGAAGAAGTTAAAGATGAGAAAGAAGAAAAAGAAGATGAGACTAAAGGCGAAGTATCAACAGAAGCAGAAGAAAAATTGGATAACATAAATAATATGATTGTTGAAGCTGTTGGCAGAGGAAACTTTTCAATGTATAAAGATTATTCAAAAGATTCAAATCTTAAAAGATTAATAAGATAATTTTATCTTATTAATTATATTCAATGAGCATTAGCTCATATTTATATAGTAGTATAAAGGAGGAAGAAAACAGATGGCGATAACTTTTAGAAATACAGACGGAGCGATTGGAATAATGGATGGCGGAACTCCAAGAGTAATAACAGTGAAAGCAAGATGTAATATATCTGGGGGATACTGGGTTAATGGTTCAAGTGCAGTAGGAGTAGTTGGTTCAAATGCAAGTACTTATGCAGCAAGTGATATTGAAGGATTCACAGTATCAACACAAGTTGGTTCACAAGTAATTGGATTAGCATTACAAGATATTGCATCAGGAACTTATGGTCCAATAGCACGAAGGGGAGATTATTTATTACCAAGTGCAAGCGGAACTAAGATTGGTTCAATTTTTGCAGGTCAAACTCTTTTAGCAGGAAGTGCTGGAACAGTAGTGGCATATGCTTCTGGAACAATGTTACCACTTGCAGATGTAGCAGGAATAAAAATGTTTCCAGTAGCAAGAGCATTAACTAATGGAGGAGCTGCAGGAGAGTTTGTTGCTGTTTCTTTAAATATTTAAAATGGAATTAAAAGCAATACAAGAATTATTGAATACTGGAATGGGTACAGAAGGACAACTTTTGATACCAAGAAAGATTCACGATACTCTTATTGAAGAAGTTGACAAGAATTTGATTCCAAGAAGTGAAGCAGCAATGTATTTTGGTCCTGGACAAATACCAGGAAGTAGTGTTGATGTGAATTTAGTTACACCTAACAAGATGGATATTAGGATTGTAGGTGAAGGTTCAGAGATACCTATTGACCAAACAGAATACACAGACTTTAATCTTAAACCAGTTAAATGGGGAGTAGCTTTAAGGATTACTCGAGAAATGTTAGAAGATAGTAAATGGAATTTATTAGAACATAACATTAAAGTTTCTGGTAAAAGATTTGCAGAGAAAGAGACAGAACTTATACTTCAGGATTCATTAGACAATGCTAATAGCACAGTGACAGGCGGAGCAGCAATTACGATTGCAAATATTACAAGAGCTATGCAATACTTAGATGACGAGGATTATACAGCAACAACAATTTTTGTTGGAATGGAAGTTCTTAATGATTTAAGGAATATTGATACTTTTGTGGAAGCTAATAAAGTTGGTAATACTGAAATGTTGGATAGAGGATTTTTAGGAACAATCTACGGATTGAACGTATTAAAATTCTCAACAAATGCAGCACCAAGTTCAACTTATAGTAAATATGCTTATGTTACTGACAGAATGCATGCTTATGTAATTGCAGAGAAGAGACCAATAACAATTGAGAATTTTGAGATGCCGGTTTACGACATGTCAGCAGCTTCAATTACATGGAGATTCAAAACAAGACACTTAAGAGCAAAAGCAATAGCAAAAATAACAACTGAGTAAGGGTTGCAAATAATTTATTTTTTTTATTTTTTATTTTTTTACTTACAAGAAGTTCAACTTTAAATGAACACAATTAAATATGGAAAAGAGAACATGGATGGATTATCAAGTCACTTAGGTGATATAGGAAGCGAAAGCATTTTAGATGCCAGTATTAGTACTGCTGATTTAGAAAATTCAATAATAACATCTGCAAAATTGGCAACTGATGCAGTAGAGACTGCAAAAATTAAGAATGTCAATGTAACATCTGCAAAGATAGCATCAAGTGCAGTTACAAATGCAAAACTTGATACAAGTGCTTGTAGTGGAACAAAAGTAGATTCAACAGTTGGAATTGTGGGAATAGGAAGTCCTTCAACATATGGAAATATTATTCAAGCAGGAAATGTTACAACAGGAGCAGGAAGCAGTGGAACTATAGAGTTTGGAAATCAGTTTGCAAATACAAGTTGGTATGGAATATTAACTGGTGGGAGTGAAACAACTGGAAATCAAGCATATATTAGTGGTACACGAAATATTTCTGGTGCAGAAATTGTAGGAGAAGCTTCAATTACTTATGACTACTTAGCTATTGGTGCTAAATAATTTTTATATAATTGAAAGGGAGGATAAAAAGAAATGGCAGATTCAACAACAACAGGAAGTGCTTTTGCAGGAACTACAGCTGGAGGATTGCAACAGGGTTTTGGACAAAGAACAACTGCATTAAGAGAAATGACAGACAAGGTTCTAATGGTATTCGGAAATCCACATGAAGTGGTTACAGCAAGTATTGGAAGTCAGTTGGCATATGATGTAGAAGCACCAGATATTTATATGGCTGTTGCACAAGGCGGAAGTGAGTGGCAAAGATTAGGGTCATTAACATAATAAGATGGTAGCAACAAATATGTTAGTAAGTGGAGTTACATTAAATTTTAGTGGAACACAATTTACTCAACAAGGAACAGTTCAGTTATGTTTAATGTGTGCGATGAGTGGATTAGCAATAATTCCTGTAAAATGTGATAGCACTGGAAGAATAGGTTCAGTATTTTAGTCATTTTATTTTATCATTGAATGGCAACATTAACAAACTTAGAAATTGGAAGCGTTGTATTAGGACTTGTAGAGAATGTTCCATCAACTATATCTGGATTGACAGCAACATTAGTTAATAATAATGTTTATACTGCAGAACTTATAACTGGTGAAGATATTTCTATAAATGCTATTGGAGAATCGTATCAACCTGGAATAACATCACTTACAATCGGAAATGTTCTTGGATTAATGGGAGCACAAGGAATAGGAACAAAATCAGTTAAGATTGGTGAATTAACAATATCAAAAGGTATGATAGAATCTTCATCTCAAGAATGGAAAAACTTGGGTATCAGTCAATTAAAACAAGGTGGTGAGAAGGTTTCTTACTACCAGACATTTACATAATGGAAAATTTTACTCAAAAAGAAATGCTTATAAGGATGATGGATAAGCTTGAAAAAATTGAAGATAGAATGAATGAAACTCATGAACTTGCAAAAACTACAAATGGAAAAGTAAAACTTCATACAAAAATGATTTATGGAATTTGTGGTGTTTTAGTTACATTATTTGGTTGGTTTATATGGGGGTTTTAAATGACAATCATTTCTGATTTTCAAAATGGAGTTACAGAAGCATTGAAGTATGGGCAACAATTGAGGATTAGATATTTTAATACTGGTTGGGGAGCAGGGAGTTATTATGATGACGATGTTTCTTTGACAATTTCTGGAAATGATTTTTGGACAAGTGGAGTGATATTACCAATAAGTAATTCAAGAGGAAGTTCAGATGCAGTATTGTTAGAACAAGGAAAGATTCTCATGAATGATACTAAACTTTATATTGATGGCTCTATAAATACTTCTGGAACATGGAAACTCGGATTAGGAAGTAATGGAACAGGAAGTCCGGTGCCGATTACAGGAGAATATAGTCTATTATCAGAAGGCATTATGAAATGGGATGTTAATGCAACGCCAATATTGAAGAAATTATATATAAGAAAACTTTTAACTGGAAGTTTAGTAGGTGAATAATGAACATTCAAATTAAGGGGATTGCATCTGCAAGTCAATTTCTTAAAAATACTTCTAAGGAAACTTTTGATAAAGCAAATAAAGCAATCATAAAAGCGGGATTTTTTATTGAAGGAGAAGTTAAACAATCAATTGCAGGAAGAAAAGCAGAACCAAGATCAGTTGATACTGGGAGATTTATTAATAGTGTAAAAAATGTGCAGAATAAACCACTAACATCAACAATTGCTACAAATGTTGAGTATGCAAAACATTTAGAATACGGGACAAGTAGAATGAAAGCGAGGAAACATTTTAGGAACACTGCTACAAGAAATGAAAAAAAAGTAAAAGATTTTGTTGAAACGGAAATTAAGAAAATATAGTTTTATTATATAATTTATAAATAATATTATTTAAATAAAAACTTATTTAATTCCATATAAACAAAGCGATGTTTATAATTAATATTCAAGCGAGAATAGAATGGCAATAACAGAAGTAAACTCAAGCACGTTTCTTAGTGATACAATTAATCTAATCAGAAATAAAATCAAGACAAATATCACAGACCCTATTTCTTCAATAAGACCAGCAAATGAGAAGTTCTGTCTTACGAGTTATCCCAAACGTCCATGCACTTATCCCATAATTACAATAACTGATAGAGGAATTATACAACCTTCACGACTTGGAATGGCAAGTGAAGGAACATTAATTAATATTGATGTTGAAATAAGAATTTGGGCAAGGAATGTTAAGGAAAGAGATGAACTTACACAACAAGTTTATGAATATTTAAGAACAAATCAACTTGATGTAACAACAGGATTATCAGATAGTAATCTTCATGATTTTTCATTACAATCGGCAGTTAATGTTTCAGAAGATGGAGAACAAGGAATACAAAGTAAAGTTATGGAGGTAAGATTTTTAATAATCATTAATTAAAATGAATACAATTATAAGGGAGGAAGAAATAAGATGAAGTACGTAGCAGATCAAAATAGAACTTGTTTTCAATATGAAAGTGGAACTTATGCAAACACAAGCGGTACTCGTCAATGGTTGGGATTAGTTCAAGAGCATTCTGTAGAACCAAATATGAATGTAAATCAAATTCGTTATCAAGGTTCAACAGACAGAAATGTTGATGACTTTGCAGATGGACAAAAAGAATGGAATGGAACAATAACTTACTTTCCACAAGATTGGAAGATGTTGGGATTTGCTTTGGGCAGCATTCAGGATGTCAGTGGGACATCGGCAGGAATATATCACATATTCACAGAGAACAATACTGACAATAGAGTTC